GCCGACGGCAGACCAGTTTTTAACCCCTGAGACCAGCGGAACCGAGCGACTCATATCGCCATAAGCGGCCTGACCAGGATTGTAGTCCCAACCCGGATCAATATCTTTCGGCACCTTGAGGGTTCTTGCTTCTGAGCCTTTACCGACAACCTGATCAACATAATCAATCTCTGGTGACTGATCGACCCTTTTACCGAGCCTTTTTAAATCGCGCTCTGATCTGGCCACCACACGGCAGCTGCAGCCCCAACCATTCGGGGGGTAATGACTTCGCCAGAACGGGTCATCAGCAGGCAATACCAGGCCATCGAGCCTTAAGTGTCTAATTCTTGGGTTTTTCGATCCGCCATGCTTGTATTCCCAATAAGGGCGGGTGGCTAAGACATCTGGATCAGTCATCTGTTTATAGCGACCGGCCTGGTAAGACGTGGTCATATTTGTCTGAAAAATCACCCTTGCCCGCCAGCCAGGACTGCCCTTATGGACCCATCCATGCTTTTTTACAATCTGATCAAAAGATTCCTTAAACTCTTTTAAACCAGTGCCTTTCTTCATTGCTGAGGCAATAGAATTGCGAAAATCAACAAGCAACTCGTCTCGAACAGCCCCGGCAACAACAAATGCTCTACTGTGGCCGCCGCCAAGCAAATCGGTGTATTTTTTTGTTGGCAAATTCACTTTCTGGGCAAAGAACTCTATCTGCTCTTTGAATTCCTGATCAAATTTAAAGCCGACTTCACTCGCCATCGACTACCTCGCTTCGGCCTTTCAATTCAGATAAAACCATGGCATTTTCCATAATCACGCCCAAGGCAGTCGGATCAAGGTCTTCATAAACATCTAGCAGCTTATCAAGCATTTCGTCATAGCTCTGCGACTCTTCGACAAGCTTTTTCAAGGGCTTAAGCAAGAGCTCCATGGGTTTGCCTGATTTTTCAGCAAATGCTTCGGCCAGTTTCGCGACATCACTGCTTTCGGCAGTGGCAAACTCTGCCGGGTTACCTGGCCGCTGATCCGTCGCCCGATCTTTGGGCTTTGGCTCAACAAGATCAAAATCATCTTCCTGCAGATTATATTCGCGTATGTAATACTTCTTGCGAAGCTTAACTCCGGTTTCAGTCAGACTTTTATCGCGTTGGGCTTTTTGCACCAGGTCTTCCGGCTCGCTGAAATCACGCCAAAGTCTTGGGTAAGGCGCTCCGGGCATGTTAAAGTCGATTATCCACTTAACCAGGGTCTCGTTTAAAACTTCACACAATGCGTCGGCATCATATTTAGCAGTCTCCAGTCGCACTTCGTTGCCGATTTCGTCGCGGGCGCGACTGCCGCTATCGCCGCTCTGGTTAGTTGTGCCCGTTTCTCCGAGCACCACTTCAGATATCTGCTCATCCATGTAGCGCACCAGTTTTTCATAGCTGTCTATTCCGCTTTTAGCCGCTTCAAGTAAAGCAATATCCATGCCCTCGGGCACAATTACTCCGGCATCCTGAGCAATCGCCTGCAAAGCTTCAAGAAGCTTGTCGCGCTCTGGTTTGGTAGCGCTGGCCGGGTATTTTCCGACTGAAGTGGGGCTGCCGAATTTATCGCAAAAAGTGAGCCAGAACGTTATTCCTTTGCGTTTAAAAAATACGGGCCAGAAAAGACTGTTGCCAAGCCCGAAGCCGTAAGGGTTATCATAGCGCTCATCGTGGGTATATCTGATAAATTTTCTCTCCGGCACGGGTATGCCGGTCAGTGAATTGTTCATTCTCAAAAGGCGCAGCTCATAACCTTTTTTGTCTGAGACAACAAAAGTGAAACGCTGTTGTTTTCTGAATTTAATCTTAGCCGGCCTGACTTCGCCAGACTCTTGCACCCACATTACTTCGCCAATGGAAAAACCCTTCAAAACAGCATCAAGAAACCCAAGAGTCACACTATCGATGCCGATCTTTTCAATGTGGCTTCTTACGAGTTCGGCGGATTTTTCTGCTTCGGGCGATTCGTCGGCTTCATTTACAAACCATTCGCGAGAGATAACAGCGCGTTTGCGCTTGGCTATCACGGTGCGAACATGCGGATCAGTTTCGAGATCTTCATAAGTCTCAAAGTTTCCGCCCTTGCGCTGCAAAACCTTGTCAGGATTTGGAATCAAACCGCCGTAAAGCGGTATTTCGTCGCGAATATGAGCAACTTCTATTTTTAGTTCCCTGGGTAATTTCTTTGCTTTCGTAGCCATTGTCAGCCTCCAAGATAATCGGCCAGGCGGGTTGAATTACACTTGCGCGGCCCGGCGCTTTCAAATTCAATCGGTGCGGAAGTTTGTAGCGATGCGTGCCAGGCCAGACAGCCGGCAATCGCAGAGTCACCATGTCTTTTCTCGCCGTTCACGCCTTTTCGGTGAGCGGTCTCAGGCACCTTGGGAACTCCCTTGTTTGTTTTCACCATTCTGTGATCGCCTTTAACGTCAGGGTCCTGCGGTAACACAATCTGGCCGTCTTCCATGCCGCTTTTGTATTTGGGAAAAAACTCGCCATAAAACTGCTGAGACGGCATTATCTGAGAAATTCTCGCAGCGCCATACCTTTGCAGCGCAACTTCCGCAATGTAACTGCCGTTGCCGCGTGCATCGTGTGAGCCATGCATAAAACAGGGCAGCGAATCTACGGTCAGAAAAAGAATCTGCTCCTGCTGCTTAAATGGCACATTCTTCATTTCGATCATGAAAGGCGTAGTGCGTAGCTGCCCGTATTTTACCAGCGGCCAGAAGCTCGTTAAGTCACCGGAACGGGCAAAGTCAAAGCCGTAATAGGTTTTGATCTGTCGCCTGGAGACCTTGTTAAGGTCATCAATAACAGGTTTAATATTGTCGATCCACCAGGCATTGCAAACAGCCGTTCTTTCTGCCTCTGGCCTGGTGACAAACTCATCTTTAAAGGTCAGTCTGAATATCGGTATGCCAGGCTGACTGACCGAATCAAGCAGGACATTAGAAAAGTAAAGCCCGGTGCCTTTTGACGGAATGCAAAAGAGCTCTTCTTCTACTGATTCGCCGTAATAATCAATAATTTCCTGGCGCCAGACGTCCTGGCTTTCCTGGGACCACTCTTTGCCCATTTTCAGGCAGATTCTTTCATAAAACCCTTCCGCCAGCGCATCATCAAAAGTAATTGTATGCAGGCTGTATTTAAACTTGCCTTCATTAATAGCTTTTATCAGTTCGTTAAAGGGGTTATCTTCGCCGTCATGCGTTGAAATAATGCAGACGCGACCGCCCCAGATAAGCAACGCCATGGCTGCTTTAATAAGTTCATCAAGCTGGTCATGGAATGCTGCTTCATCGATTATTACCAGGCCCTGTTTCCCGCGCAAGTTAGCCGGGCGCGATGAAAGAGCGGTAACGCGAAAGCCAGAGGCAAATACCACGCGAAATGCAAGAATATCTTTGTCTTCATCTTCGAGAACTACTTCTTCCATTTCACCCGCAGTCAGATTGTAATGCCTGGCCCAGAATCCAACGTCACGAATGAATTCCTGCGCCATCTCTTTGTTGTAACCGATATACCAACTATCCATGCCGTTTTCTGCCGCAGCCTCAAGGGCCGATTCAGACGCCTGGGCCCATGACAAACCAATACGCCTGGACTTTTCAGCCAGGCGAACCGGAGACTTATCAGCAAGCCATTTTTGCTGATACGGTAATAAAACGGTTGGTGCGTTCATGTTTCGGCTATTCCCAGAATGCTGCGCCTGATTGCCTGAACTGCCTCGTCAGACAAGCCGCCTTTTTTCACAACTTTTTCAACTTCTTGCGCGGCATCAGAAGCTTTTTGCCTGACTTCGGCGGCATATTTCTTAATATCGATCGAAGTGCGATTCACCAGACTAACCATTTTGCCCAGGTCGGTCAGTTTAACTTTGTCCGGGTCTACTTCCATTTTTGTCAGCACTTCAAAAGACTTCTGCTGCACCAGGCGCGTCAATGCTTCGCCAAAGTTATTGGCGTCATCGGGGCAGGCATCGACAACGGCCTTGGCCATTTCAGTAGACATTTTAATAGCCTGCAGGGACTCTTCAAAATCTGAGCCGTAGCGATGCAAACTGCTTTTGCTGATCTGATAGCCCTTCTTAGCTAGGGCGACAGAAAGCGCTTCGTAGCCGGAAAAATCTGATTCAACCAGATACTTGTCTAGCCATTCTTTGACCTTTGCCGGCAAGGCTTTTACTGAACTTCTTTTTGGCATAATCAGCCTTTCGCAATTCCGGCTGGTGCCTTTGTTGCATATTCAACAATGTCGCTGCCGTAGGGAAGAATTTTAGCCGCCCAGGTTGCTCGATCACGGTCTATGATCTTGATGGCTTTTTGCTCTTCCAGGTAATCGAGATGATTTCTCAACTCATGCTTCAAAAGCATATGCCCGACCCTTTGCAGTATTGTCATCAGAGTATCTTCGTTTGCACCTGTGGCACCAGTTGCATTCAGTGTTTGCAAAATCCGTCGGCGGATTGTCTGCACTTCTGCAAGATGGATTTCGTCTGTTTTTAGCATCAGTTTTTCGCCCCCCTGGCCGTAAGTTCATCCAGTTTGCGATTAATCATCGCCAGAGCCGTAAGAATTTGATCTTCCTGTCTTTGACAGTCGTCTTTTAAAACATAGCTGCGCGGCATCGAAGCAAGTTCAGAGTTTATGCCGGCAACACTCTTTTCGATAGCCGTAAGGCGTGTTGCCAGTGCCTCTTCATTTTTGCTTTGCAGCCAGCGGATTATACCAACCAGAAAGCCTGACCATGCGAGTCCCAGAGTAACGATAATTGGTATAAGTTGTTGAAGTTCCATGATCTTCTCCTGGTTAGAATTTAAAATTGAAGCTGGTGCCAACCCTGACCTCAGGCTTTTGCCCTTGTCCGGCCTTAAGCTCGGCGAAGAGCCGCCTCGCCTTAAGGCCAAGGCTGACACTATTTTTGTCAGCCAGAACAGTCACTTCACCTTGTCCTGGCTTGATATAGGGTTTGCTACTGGCAGAACCCTTATGCCCGTCTCTTTATCCAGCTTGTCAGCTGCACTTAAGCCCTTGGCCATAAGCTCGGCATCAGCTTCGAGTTCAGCAGGCATTTCACGGCCGTGAGTCTTTTTAAAGTAATCGCGGAGTATGGTTATGTATTCGCCATATTTGCCGCCCTTAAGTATTTTTCCCTGGCGCTGAAGCTCTTCGACAAGCGACCAGACCTGCCAGGCGAAATCACGAACCCAGGGGCGGTTTTTCTCGACAAAAGCGACTATATTGTCATCAACAGTCGTTTTGGTATGCGGCGCGATTGTGCGCAGCAAAGCGTAAAGCGAAGTCAGAAGCGACACAGCGATGGCCAGGTTGGCCGGGGTAAGATATTCGGTCATAAAAATCTCCTTAATCGATATAGAAATGGGGTTTGTCGACAAAGTTTTTCCAGTTGCCGCCCCACTTGAGACCAATTCTTTCGGCGACTTCGCCCATCAGGGCCCAAAGTTTCGGGTCATTCCAGACAGCGCGGTTCTTGCCTTCAATTTTGCGCAACGGCACGGCATCAAAAGCTTTTGAAGCCGGCTTACCGTCAAGTGTAAAGTTGTGATCACTCTGTCCACCTTTGGCGTTGGTAACGATTTTGCCAGGCTTAGTTCGGCCTTTGGCGTAAAGCTCGTTCTGCTCTTCCGGCGAGCGATAAGTCATATAAATTAAAGCGTCGACGCCCTCATTTTTGCATTCGCGCTTAAATTCTTCTGCCAGCGGCTGCAGGTCAGGGTGAAGTTCATCTATTCTTCTGCTTGCCACAAGTCACCTCCTTGGTTGTGCTGATACCAGAAATAACAATTCAGACAACAAACAAACAGGTGAAACCCTTCACAGAAAACGAAATAATGCCGAAACAAAAACTATAGTCAAACCATGTGTCCAAATTCAGGTTGACTAATTAACCTGGCTCGTCTATCTTTTAATCAGGAGATTAACATGCTTAAACGACTACCTCAGTTCGCCGTCAAGTTTGGTTTTTGGCATGGTGCAGCAAGCACCTTTGATCTTTTAGGAAGCTCTTTCAAGCCGGAGCCTCTAAAATTGAGCAACCGAACCGACCTGCAATCCCTAACGTCTGATTGGGAAGCAATTGGCAAAGACTTTCAGGTTGCCATTGTGAATTTTAGAAAAGAAACAACTGACACCGAATTCAGATGAATCACGAGCGAAAAAGCAGAAGGGCAAAAGAGCGAAAAGAGCTTGCTCAAGCCAAGACCACACCGTCACAAGACAAAAATCTTTCTCTGCCCCAACCGCAGCTAGACCAAGTCTATTTAGCGCAGCATTTTTCCGGGCCACTGCCAACACCAAAAGACCTTGAGTATTACAACCATATTTGCCCTGGTGCGGCAGACAGAATAATCAGAATGGCTGAAAAAGAGCAAAACAGAAGAATTGACGAGCAAAACCACATAACCAAATACAATGAAACAGGGCTGACGGAATCGGCTAACATTACAAAACAAGGCCAAAAATACGCTTATCACATTGCCATTTTCATGCTGGCCATTATCAGCGGCGCAACTTATCTCGGGCAACAAGGTTCGGTTATTGCGCTCTCCATAGCCCTGGGCAGCGGCGTTGTAAGTGCATTTTTATCCGACAAAGACAAAAAGAATAATTCTACTGAAGAGCAACTTCAACAAAAGCAACAAATAGAAGATGCATCACAAGAAAACAAAAAAGCCGGCAAGTGAGCCGACTTTTTTTGTTATTGGCAGTTGGTTAGCTTTTCGGTCAGAGACGAACTGAATCGCTTTCTATAAGCTCAAGGCCTTTTATTTTTTTTAATTGGTTTACCAGGGTTTTGGCTTTTTTAAAATTTGGGAAATAGTAAACAATTCGATCGTCTAATTTCGGAAACCGTTGCCTGGCCTTTTTTTGCCACCGAAGATTTTTTCACACGCTTTCTTTTCTTTAGGCTTGTAGTAAGCGCGGGTCTCTTTATGCCAGAATTTTTCTACTAACGCCTTGTATTCGTCCTCTTCGCCACCGTAACAGTATTTATATTTAATCTGGCCATTTAAATAAACCATCAGGCGTCGCTCGCCTTCTTTGTATGCTTCTCGGGCAACTTGAATTTCATCTTTTCCAAGCTTGAACCTAGTCCCTGCAAACCAGCCCAGAAACGTCTTCTCAATTTCAGCCCACTGTTCTTTAGTGATCATTTATTTGCTCTCCTTCTTAGTCTATGTTCTGCAGGCGACCTGCATTCTTTCCTCTTCTTCTGGCGTATGTGGCCCGAAGTGCTTTCTTGCCATACCAGTGGTTAGAAATTCGCCGCAAAACCAACAGCGCAAGAGGTAGCAAACCTTGTGTTTCTTTCCGTTTATAGTCACACAGCCGGTTAATCTGGCTTCATTCATTTGTTTGGCAACGTGCGCCAGCAGCTCTTCTTTACTTCTGCTCATGTGAATCTTTCTGTGCCAGCTTCTTTCGGCAGGCTTTGCAGTTGTCGGGTGAATTGTCGTTACTCTGCTCGACGGCGCCGCCGAAGCCCCACTTGCCGCACAACGAAACACCGTTCTTGAAGTAATGGGCTTTTTTGGTTCTTATAGGCCAGCCCCAGCCTTCGTTTGTTTCAGTCATCCTCAACCTCCTGCTTCTTTCGGATCTTTAAGCGTAGCTTTGCATTTTCGGCTTCGAGTTGTTTAATCCGGCTTTCTCTGTCAACAAGCTCATTCCAGACCACGCGAATCATCACCAGCTTTTCTCTAGTATCTACGGCGCCGCCTTCTGTCACCAATTCTGAAAAATATTCCAATGCAGCTTGTAGGGTTTCCGACATAAATTCTTCTCCTGTTTGTTTGAGCCAATCGGGCGCGGGGTTGGCCGGCCCGACCGGCGGCAACAAAAATGAAATTCTCCCCATCTGGGTTGTGGGTGATCCGGCACGGCCTGCGATCATCCCATCATAGCCGGGGCAGGATTCGAACCTGCCTGCCAGAAAGGCAATCATGCCAAAACTCTCTGGCTCCGTGGCGACTGGCGACTAATCGCCACCCGGCGTTATAGTCAAATCATCTGTCCAATTTGAAGCACCGCACCAGGCGGTTTATCTTCGCGTAATTGTCAAGAAAATGTTGAGCTGCGGTTGCAGTTAAAAAGCGCTCTTTCAAGGGCTTGTAAACTTTTTTTGTGCCGCCGAACCAGGTGTATATTCTGAACTGGCCATCCCGGCCCTTATCGACCAGTAAAGTTCGCCGCAAACCAAGCCACGCTCTTTTAGCCAGATACCTTTTACCTTCGCTTTTCATCATTCGACCTTTCCGCCGCTAAGTTCTTTAAGATCAGACCTCAGCTTATTGTTCTGATTTTCGAGTTTTGATACTTTTTCAAGCAGATACTCATTATTGCTGCGCTCATAAGCGAGACAACGCTGCAGAGTCTCTATGTAATTTTTGTCCTCACGGCTCACTAATCTTCCTCCTTTTTGTCATCCTGCAGGTCACATAGCGCCTTATAAGCCGCTCTTGCTCGCTCTATGTCGCTACTAAGAACGGCGGCAATGTATTCGTTGGTAATCTCCTGCACTTTTTTGCCACGCCTAACAGTGTTTTTTACTATTTCAACTGTCATCTTGCGAACCTCCGAACAACTCAAGCTGAGTAGGCACTTCAACCCCGGTCTTTACGGCATTAACAATCTGATAAACCCGGCGGGAAGTAATGCCGAATTTGTCGCAGATTTCGCGCAGAGAATACCGGCCAAACATGTCGGCGATCTCGCGATCGCGCTGATTGTATTCAGCGTGCACGCCCTTCGGAATATAAACGCTGTCGCCGCCGATGGCCGTCATGACTGCATGAGCACAGTGCAAGCCCAATTCGACCGCTTTGCGTTCGTCGAGACCGTCTTTTATCAGCTGATCGCCGACAAATTCAGCAACAGTCTGCATTATTTCGGGCAAATCTTTTACGTGCTTAGTCATACGACCCCACTTTCAAGCAACCGGCCTGCCGTGTCGCTTCGCATCTTTAACCAGGGCAGCAATAATTTTCCCCAGGTCGCGCGGCGTGCAAAACGCCAGGCGATCGACTTTACAAATATTTTTTGCCATAGAATTGGCATAAGACCATGGCCGGCCGGCTTCGGCCAACATAGCTTCAATCTTTGCCAGCAAGCGTTTTCTGCTTGGCTCGCTGAAATTATGGGGCTTTCCGTTTGTGTAATCGGAGCGCCCCCAGCCCTGGGAACGAAAGTATGACAGTAGCCTGCGTCTGCCCAATTCATCAAGATCAGCGGCACTTTCTACACCGCAGTTCTGCTTAAGAACTATGCGATACAAATCATCATCAAGACCGAGCTCTTTTTTTGCCAGGTGAATCATGGCAAGCTGTTTTCTGCGTTGTGCTTTCTCATCCGCCATCTGTCTGCTCCTTTTTCAACTTGTAGGCCGTAAGCCCCACGACCTTGTCTGACTGGAAATTTAAGCCCGGCTGCTTTGGCCCAGCCTCTTTAACTTTGGGCATTGCCTTGCCGGACTGCCTTAACTTATGCTTGCAGATCGCACAGATTTTTTTGTCTTTGGGAATCGGATTACTCTTGCACACCGGACAGCCATGCCACCCGTTGCGCTTCATGTGATCGATCCAATCTTTCTGCGCCGCCCTGGCTCTGTTTATTGTTTCCTGAACACTACTCACAGCCGCCCCCCTTTTAAAAGCGACCCCGAAGGCTCGCTGCCGTCAGATAGACTCTAACTTCACTTCGTAAGGCTCAATAGACAGCTCTTCTTTTTCTTTAACAATGGCAATGCCTTTGATGCCAGTAACAGCCGCCTGCTCATCAAGTATTTTGTCTTTATTTATTTCTTCTTTGATGCGTATAAATCTGATCAGCTTTTTCTTTTTAAGCAGCTCGATCACGTTTTCTTTTTTGGTAATGCGCACCGATGGCGGACATTTTCGCCAGGATATGGTGCCGGATGGTAAGTTAACGGTTTTCTGCTTGCCGCCGTCGGTAAGCTCATCGCGATGAACTTCGCAATATGCCTGGATGCCGGCCGTAAGCGTTTTTATAGCCTCGTTAACCGGCTCAGCCTCTTCTTCATAGCGCTGTTTTGTTTTTGTGATCGAGTTGTTCATGTCATTCTCGATCTTGTTCCTGATTCGCTCCTGGCGTCCCAGTTCTGCAATCTTGTCAACGAGGTCCTGCCTGCTTGTCGGAATCTGATGATTCGCCACCGTTTTTGTTTTAGCCATTTTGTTTGTATCTCCTTTCAATTTTCTGCCCTACCAGGCAGTCGCAACACTTCCAGACCCAGGGGCGCATTTCGCCCCGATAAACCAGCGTTCGTGCATGTAGCCGCCTTAACAAACAAACCCTTTCGGGAATTGTCTTGCGCCAGGCTAGGCACCTGATCAGTGGAGGCATGTTTGTTTCCAGCGCTCAAACGCCCTATGGAAACGCTTGACGCTTTTTTGCGCCAGAGCTGTTAAAAACTCCAGTTCACGATCAGACGGCGGGAACTGGCACATTGCTTCGCCAAGGCGACAAACATCGTCTGAGGCCTGTTTTAAATAGCCAAGCACAATGTCTATTTCTTCAGTTATTTTTTCAGGGTCGCGGGCCAGAATCATCTGAAATGCCTGGTCACGCAACATGGCATGAATGCTTACCGTAAGCGATTGAAGATGATTAATTTTAGCTGTTTGAATCATGCTTTCGCTCCTCTCCGAAAAGACCGGGCGCGCAGCCGCAAAACGGGCAGTAGTTAATCATAAAGCCATCGTCGCCCCGAGCCTGCTTATACTTCACGCCATAGAAAACTGAAATTGCCCGGCCCAGGTCATTGCGGCGAACAACTTTTACCGGCACAAAACCTTTGCCGGCAAAGCCTACACCTTCAAGACGATTGTCCAAGAATGTGCAGGGCTCATTAACATTGCAGCGCTCAACAAGTTTTTCTTTATTCATGCTGCCACCGCCTTTGTAAGCCGATCAACCCATTGCCTTAGTTGTGCGTTTTCTTTTTCGAGCTCATTTATTCTGCAGAAAAGAATGTTGTTATGAGGAGATTCTGGCCGCTGCTCACACTCAAAAGAATAAGAAACAGGTTTTGTTGGCGCTGTCGCTGGTGTGGACTCAACCGCCGCCAGCAGCTTTTCAGCTTCTGGCTTAGTGCCGGCTTTTCTTTGTTTAAGATCGAAGTTATAGCAACGGCCACACATGCCGCGCCCAGTGTGCGGAGCTACTTTGCCGCATTTTACGCAAGTTATCATTTTCTTTTTTGTTTTGCTCATCTTATCAGCCTCCTGTTCAAGCCACTCAACAATCAAAGGACAGGTCGCGCATTCTATGTTTTCATTTGTTCCTCTGGCAGAGCGACGCTTTGCCGCCATATGCCTTAGCCTGCACAACCCCGGATCAAACTTTTTGTTGCAGCAAGGGTCATCTTTTGGGCTCATGCTGCCACCGCCTGGTTTAAGTTGTTGTCGATGATTCCAGAGCGGGCCCGTTTGATGGTTGGTGCCTTTGGGCCTGTGTCTCGCACCAGGTAATACTGCTCTTCGCCCACGCGCCGCAAATAACCAGCCTTAAAAAGGGCTTTAACCATCTTCAAGCCGTGACTTCGAGAGGCATCTGCAACAGCAACCAGATCACCGACGGTGAATTTTTTCATGCAACGCATAGTCTGCCACATGCGAGCAATTGCGCATGGATTCTGGCTGCTGGTCGGGTTTTCTTTAAGAAACTTTTCAAGTTTTGCAACGATGTCTTCAAGATTGCGCGGCTCTTTTGGCATACTCCATAGCCAGGTGCAGATTGTTTTTCTGGGTATTCCCAGTAGTTCAGAGAGTTTTTTGGGGCTGCGGCCAATTCTATAGTAGGCCTGCATGAACAGGTCACCCCAGGGTTGATTGTTTGCCTTTTTCTGCATAGCGTCCTCCTATCTTTTTTTTGAAACCGAAGTATCGGTCAGGAAAAAGCCTGCCGAGCCCCATTTCTCTAAGTCGATTTCTTTCAGGCCCAGGGTTTTGGCGCGACGTTCAATAACATCCAGGCCGATAACAATCAGCCTAATTACGCCTTTCGACGCTTCAAATAACTTGAGAAGTAAGCTTGGTTGAACCTTTACTTCACACAGCTGATTGCAAAGAATACCGCAGTCTTCAAAGTCTGCCGTTTTAAACTCAACCCACTGCGCAATGCGGTTCACAAACTGTTCACGCAGCTGCACTTTCTTTTTAACCTGGTCCATACCGACCAGGACTATTGGCACTGACGACAGATCGTGAATATCGCGAAGGGTTTCAGTCATTTTCTTGTCTTCAACTATGTAGTCGAACTCATCAAGAAACAGTGGCCGGCCGGTAAGCCTGAGGATTTCAACAATCTGCCTGACCATTGGCGCAGCGCGAAGTTTTGTCGGCGCTACGTCAAGCTCACGAAGAATTTCCTGAAGCATTGTGCTGGGTGTCCAGGTCGAAAGTGCCCGAACGTAGACCCCATTGCACTGATTCACAAACCAGGCGGTGGCGGTGGTTTTACCAAGCCCCGATTTTCCGAAGATCAGACCCATACCCGGCGTGCCGGGTGTGCGGGTCAGAAGCGATTCACTGGCTTCTGCCAGCTGTTGTTTTGCACTTTAAATTAGCTTTATTTTGCAGATTAATTTAGATTGAACTTTATTTTGACTAATTTTAAAAATTAATTTGAACTATTGAAAATAAAGAAAGGCGAGGAATTCCTCGCCTTTCT